CTTAACATCAAAGGAAGCAGTGGAACACTTACGTTCTTCAACGAGAAGGTTCTCAGTAGCCATCAGTTTAGCTAAAAGTGATTTTGATTGAATTAATTGCATAACATTCCTATAAGTAAGACTCTATTATAGCAGAAATAGCCCAAAGGTCAAGTACTTTGTATGTTTGCCGCAACATCTTTCTTTTTTAATACTAAAGATTGACCTTCTTTATTGATTTCTATCTCATCTCCTTCTTGCCATCCTGCTTCCGCAATGATTTCATCCGGAATTTTGAACAAAATCTCATCAGGATTGCCAGGAATGTCCTCGAAAAGGTCTTCTACATCATAAATTCTAGAAAAATTGGGCTTTTCAATACTTTTTCCCCATGCTGTCATCACTTTGTCGAGAGATTTGTGGTCAATTTTCATAATTTTCTTTCAATTTTAAGGGATGCTTAGGTTTTCGAGTGTATTTTACCTCAATTTTATGAGGTTGCATAGGTTTTATCGGTGTTCGACAATGTGGACGTTGTAAATTTACAACAAAAGTTTCTTTTTTCTTCATTTTATCGTCTCATACTTGAAATTGCTACGGCTTCTTCATTGTTGAACACAGGAACGGCATTGGATTTGTGCATTGTAGCGATACCCATGACCTTTGTGCCTGTATAAACTTTAGCAGGTGCTTTGGTTGCAACGGCTAAACCGGAATTTAGTGATGGATGACGAACGGACTCACCTCTTGGTGACGTGGATAGTTTGTAAACGTATTTTTCGGTTTTCATAACAACTTTTTTCTCAGGTGTGTGGGATTTTAACCACGATTCATATTGTTCACGTACCGCTTTTGGCAGTTTGTGCTTCTTTGTCTTTTTAAAACTAGGATGTATAATCATTTCGACCTCCAGAATTACAATTCTATCACATCTGTGGAGGTTTGTCAAGGTAAATGTTGTATTAATGCAACGGTTTTCTATTTCTAGGCTTTATCGATATTGACTCCTGTCCGGCATAATCCATGTCAGCAAAATGCTTGAAATTTTTATTTTGCTTATTCTTTTTACGGTTTCTTTGATACTCATTGTAATCCTCTAAAGTATCTCGATCCTTACGAAACTTACCTACAAATTTTGACACCTAATTTTCCCCTTTACGGTAACATATTTGGAAATGCTTGTTTTACAAACTTATAATTTAAACCTTTAACACCTTGATCCTTGTTAAAGATACCAATAATAACCTCAGCATCACGAGGTTCTAAAGATTCTAAAAGTTGAATTAATAATTCATTTTGTTTCTTTGGGGTTAGTGCATTTGCAGTAGGATCACCTTCCCTAAACATGTATAATTTTTTAATCTTATTGCTTATTGTATCGTAAGTCAAACCAGGTAACTGGTCTGTCGGTATTTTGTAGTCACTAGGTAACTCTGTTATTTTCCATCGAAATTCCGGATGAAAGGTCATCTTCAAAACCTCAACGAGTGTACCGCTTAAGTTTTTACCAATAATATCCATTCGTTCCTGATGTGTTTTTGCTTTCTCAAATTCATCAAAAATTTCATATATGTTTTTCGTAGCCATTAAAATTCCTCTATTACATCCATTAAGTTAGTCAGTCTCTTTTCTATAAAGTAAGAGAACATTTTTTGTCTTGATTGTGGCTTTACTGTATTATACTCTGCCATAATCTTTTCTTTCAAATCCTTAGGTATGTATCTAAAATCAATTAGTTGACGATTTCTTTCAAAACCTTTCTTAGCAGTATCATCAGACCAATCTTCATGTGGTGTGTCTAATAATAATGTAAGATTAGCCTCTGTTAGAGCCTTTTGTCTGCCACCAGATACAAACGTATCACCAGGTGATAGAACGTTCGGTATACCGTCACCTTTGTCACCTTGAATGACTTTTAGTTTTAAGTCTTTGATTGGTGTCTCAGATACTAAGAATTTTTTAGTTGCAGGATTATATTGTGTGACGTTCTTAAACATTTGAAGTTGTAAGAAGTCATTGTCACTAGATAATACTAGAACTTTTTCTTTGTTCGGGTTTGTGCTTTCGGCAAGAGTTGCAATAATATCATCGGCTTCTGCACCCTCAACGTCAATGACCTTGTAAGGCATATTTTGCTTAATCTCTTCTTTGAATTTAGTTAGCATATCAAATATGTAATGCCAATCTAATTTAGATTTTTCTCTGCTTTTTTTACGGCTTGCTTTGTAGAATTCAAAGACTTCTTTACGCCAGTATTTTCTATTATCACAACAGATAATAACTTCACCGTATTTGTTTTTGAATTTCTTAACGTGAGAACGTATGATATTCAAAACGATATGCCTAAACATCTCTTCTGGCATATCGAACTTTTTCTTTTGGTCAATTTGCGCCATTAAACCTGATAGCACAACTTGGTTAATATCAATTAAAATCATATAATCTTTCGGTAGTTACATGTATGATTCTAACATAATTTTTCAAGGCTGTCAAATAAATCTTCAATTATTTCGGTAGATTTTGTGGTTCTTCTAGCAACCACACCAAACCAATCATCCGGTATAAGTGTTGAAATGTACTCTCTTGGCTCTGAAAGTATAGCATCAAAGCGTTCCAGGTTAGTTATCATTCCTTCATCGTTGTATTTAAACAACATAACAGTCCATGATGGTCCTACCGATGTGCGGTCAATCTCTTCACCTTTATCGAGATATGTCTCACCTCGAACTGTCATAGCATTTTCGTGTTCGTCATTTGGAATGAAAAACAGCAAATCAAAATTCTCAACTAGTTTTAGATAGTCCAGCATTATATTCCTTAATATGTGACTTTCTTACCCTTACCATAATCCATGTATTGTAATAGTCATCACTTTCAAGTGCGCCTTTTATAAACTGTTCTTTAGCTTCGAGATATCCACATTCACCTTTTGATTTGCAAAGGTAGATAATCTCTCGACTAAAGTTTTCTTGGCCCAATTGTAACACATCTTTGGTCACCTCGGCACTACTCCCGTAGTAAGTTTGCCAGTCCGAGGATACCTTAAACTTTTTCTTCTTCCCCTTTACTACTTTTGTTTTAGAGGAGTAGAAGAATTTCTTTCCAATGTATTTCCTGCCGGTTAATGTATTGGTTATTAGATACACGAAGCCATAATTGTCACCAATCATTTCCTCGGTAAAATCTTTACCATCATATTGCCACAAGTTTTGAATTAATTCCAAAGGTCATCACCATGGCGCCAGGGAGATTTTCCTTTACCTTCTTTGGAAATGTTGTGTTTTTTTCTTAATTTTTTAGCTTCTTTTTTTGCTGACATATCAAGGCCTAATCCTCGGGCATCATGGAGAACACCGCCCGCTTTATGTATTAATTCGGAATGTTTATGCATATCCGAAGCTACTTCAGAACCATAGTGTTTTAAAACATCATTATGTGTTTTTTTAGCAGTGGCTTTGTGTTTATCTTCATCTGTATAATGTCCCGATTCACCCATATGATGATATTCAGCGTGTTTTGCCCATAATTTTGAAAGATCCTTATCAGTTTCTTCCTGTAAAATTTCTTCGCCTAAAAGTGTTTTTATGATGGTAGTTCTTAGATCCATGATATTTCTCCTCTATAATTAAACTTATGTTTCTGAACCGATACATTCTTTAATGGGGAAGTATCGTATATTCATATATTTATCTATTCAAATTTACGACAAGTATCACGTATATAAGTATAAACTTAAAGATTAATCCCAATCGTCTGTGTCCAATTCATCTTCATCATCCCCTATATAGTCTTCCGTGATGGCTTCAATGGTTTCGCCGCAGAATGGGCAATATTCCGGCAACTCTTCCGATACAATTTCTTCAACAAAAGCAATTGTATAATGAGATTCACAACTGCTACATTCTCCGGTTACTTGTCTTTCCATTTTATTTCCTTATTATTATTTTAATGTGCCCACACATCTTTCCATTGTCCTTTCAAAGCACCTTTCGCATAGTCAGTTGCTCTGTTCTCGAAGAAGTTGGTGTGTGTAGGTGCGTTAATCATCTCTTCTACCCAAGGTAGGGGATTACGTTTAACTTTGAAAACACCTTTTAGACCTAAAGAGATTAGTCTACGGTCTGCAATATAACGAATATACTTCTTAACGTCTTCTGAAGTTAAATCTTCCATAGGTCCCATTTCAAAAGCCAAGTCGATAAACTTGTCTTCTAACTGTACCATTTTTTCCGCAATTGTATATATCTCACCTTTGAGTTCATCATTCCAAACTGCTTGATTCTCATGTATAAATGTTCTAAACAGTTTAATCATGTTCTCTGTATGTTGAGTTTCGTCTACAATCGACCATGTGACGATTTGTCCCATACCCTTCATCTTGCCGTGTCTTGGGAAGTTTAAGAGCATAATGAACGAACTGAACAGTTGCATACCCTCTGTAAATGCAGAGAACATAGCAATGTTTCTTGCAGTTGTTGCTGTATTAACAATACCGTTTGATTGTGCTAACAAATACTCATGCTTTTCTTTCATAGCGGCATATTCCATGAATTCATTATATGTTGTATCCGGTAAACCTAAAGTTTCAATCAAATGAGAATAAGCCGCAACGTGTAATGCTTCTCTTGCCGCAAATCCTAAAAGCATCATACGAACTTCTGGTTGTGCAAAATGTGGCAGATAATTCTTTACATAACCACCAGCAACGTCAATGTCACCTTGAGTAAAGAATCTGAAGATGTGCGTTAAGAATTTCTTTTCTTCTGCGGTGAGTTTCTTTTTCCAATCTTTCTCATCTTCCATCATCGGCACTTCAGTATGTAACCAATGCGATTGCTCATGTTTCAACCAGGCTTCATAAGCCCAAGGATAACTGAATGGTTTAAATGAATCTCTTGTGTCTGTTAAATTTGTACCAACTTTTTTAATCATTCGCCCGCCCATTCTTTAATTTGTTTAGGAGTTTTAAGTCCAACTAACCGGCTAATTTCTTTACCGTCTTTCAACATAATCATTGTAGGTAAATTACGAACACCATGTTCTGTTGCAAGGATGTTATCGGACTCAATGTCAATAACTTCTAGAGGAGTTTTTAAATCTGCTCGTTTTAAGTTCTCGGTTAACTGTACACATGGTTTGCACCATTCTGCTGTAAATCTTAATATTTTTTTCATTTTTTTGTTGTTGTTTCTTGTTGTTCTATACTCGGTGGGAAATAAGGATCGATTACATAATGCTCTGCACCCCACCACCCTATACACGTTACAAATCCAGCGAATAGCAAATCAATCACTATCATTTTATCTCCATAAGTTCGTTTACTACATCCAGTAGTAGGTCATGTTGTATACCTCCATGATACTTACCTTTCATATAAGAATAACTATCATACCAAAATTCTTCACTCTCAGGATGGCAACCTATTAAAGCAAGATTCTTTTGTTTTATGGCCATAGGCATACCGCTGTTTGTGTATGTAGCAAGTGTTTGAAACTCACCATCACCAACAAACGTAGGACCATCATAGAAGAACATGTTGTGGTTCATAAGACCATTATACCATGTAGTTGGCATATTCTTTGCGTGAGGTCTTCTCGTACAAGCACCTGGTTCAGATATGTATTGCGGCACATCAACATCTTCTAATAAATTAAAGTAATGTCTACCTGCCCAAAACGCACCCATACAAATACCTAGATACTTACCACCTCTCCTGACAAACTTTCTTACATACTTACCATTTTGCTTAAGTAATGTATCGAAAGAGTCAGAATCACCAAAACCACCAGGGAAGGCAACTATGTCAATATTCTTGTCAAAGAAGCCTTCCTCCATTTCATTCTTAGAAAATAATTTGAAGTTGTAATGTTCGCCAAGTGCCTTCATTAACCCATTGCCAGATTGAACTGAGCATTTTGGGTCATTGATAAACATTGCGATTGTCGGTTTCATTTTATCCTTCACATGCTAGACAGTCGTTACCTTGTGCAACTTGTGTCATATCTAATTCTTCAATTACTTGTCTTTCAATTCTCTTCGACACTTTATCTGCTTTACCAATCTTCTCAGAACGGCAATAGTATAAAGTCTTCAATCCTTTCTTCCATGCCATAAAGTGAATAGCATGTAGATACTTAATATGTGCATCAGGTCTAAAGAACAGGTTCAATGATTGTGCTTGGTCAATATGTTCTTGTCTATCAGCGGCAAGTTCAATAACCCATCGTTGGTCTATTTCCATTGATGTTTTGAATACTTCTTTCTCGATGTCAGAAAGAATATCCAAATGCTGAACAGAGCCGTCATTAGCAATAATAGAGGACCAAACATCACTATACTTTTCAGAATGTACACCATCAACTTCGCCTAACTTTGACTTGATGAGTCTGTCGAGGTATTTGTTTTTGTTGAGGTGTGAACCAGATAAAGTATCCTGACGATAAGCATTGGCACGATAAGGCTCAACAGAAGGGCTAGTATTACCCATAATAATAGAGGAACTTGCATTGGGAGCAATAGCCATAAGATGACTAAAGCGTAAACCCGTACCAGCGGCATCGGGAGCCTCTCCTCGTTCTTTACCCAATTGATGATTCGCTTCATCTAAACCCTTTCTAATATGCTTAAATATTTTGTTATTTGCAACTTTGGCAATAACACTCTCAAACGCTATGTTGTTTCTTTGAAGATAAGCATGAAACCCAAGAGCACCCACCCCAATAGAACGCTCACGCATAGCAGAATACTTGGCTCTTGCCACAGTATCCGGAGCATTGTCAATAAAGTATTGTAACACATTATCGAGCATTTCAGCCACATCTCTGAGAAACTGTTTGTCATTTTTCCACTCATCATAATACTCCAAGTTCAATGAAGACAAACAACAAACTGCTGTTCTCTCTTCGTTAGTAGGCAAAATGATTTCAGAGCAAAGATTTGATTGATGTACTTTCAAACCTAGTTTCTTCAACCACTTTGGTAACTTTCTATTACTAGTATCGATGAAGTGAATGTAAGGTTCACCTGTATGCATACGTAGTTCTAGAATCTGTTCCCACAAGTGTTTTGCGGATACCGTATCACGCACTTCACCTGAATGAGGATCTTTCAATTGCCATGAATCATCTGCATTAGGGTCTAACATGCACTTCTCAATGATTTGCATGAAAGAATCTGGTATATTAATACCGTGATGCAGATTTAAACATCTGATGTTGGGGTCTCCCGTTGGTTTTCTAAGTTCAATAAACCCATTAATGTCAGGATGGCTAATATCAAGATAAGCGGCATAAGAGCCACGGCGAGTACGACCTTGGCGATAAGCCAAAGAACTTGCATCATACATTTTAAGGTGAGGCATAACACCAGTAGACTTATCGTCAGCAGAACGAATGCCGAACCCAATACCCACTCCACCTCCCAACATAGAAAGCCAATTAGTTTCTGATAAGTTTTCAACTAAACCCTCCGCAGTGTCTTCAATATAGTTAAGGAAACATGATATAGGCAAACCACGCTTAGACCGACCAAAAGATAAGATAGGAGTAGAATAGCTGAGCCAATGCCTACTAGAGTACTCATACAAACGTTGAGCATGTTCCTTATTACTTCCAAATGTCTTTGATACATATGCAAACCTATGTTGTGGTGATTGTTCGTCCTCTTTCATGTAACTTTCTTTAAGTCTCTTCACTCCTAATTCATCAAATAGTTTATCTCTATCTAAGTCTATCTTAATACCTTCGTATTCTGTCATATTCTGCCTTGTTGTTGTTATTGTTGTACAAATTCCTCTATCATGGGGAATATTTCTTTAATCGCTTGGGCACAGGCAATTGCCACATCACGATGTTCCTTTTGTGTCGCTTTATCTGTTCGGAGTTGTATATAGTGTACCCATGAACGAAGTGTTCCGTTCATATACATTCTACTTTTAGTCATACCTTCCGGCAATACTGCTCTCGCTTGTTCTTTTGCAATTCCTTTGTCTAAGGCAAATGCATAAGCATCTTTACATACCTCTAATACTTTATTTTGATATTGTTCCCACCACGCTTGTAATGCCAAATCATCAGTCTCAAAACTATTCTGTCTGTTTTTTGTATCTTGTAGTCTAGCCTCCTTTAATTCAAAACCCAATTTAGAAGCATCCGCATATCGTTGAGAAAACTCTTGAAACGAGAATGAACGGTGTCTTAAAATTTGTCTTGCTATATCTCTCGTAGTGTTTATTTCTAAACATACACTCACCATTTCTAGTGGAGACCAATGTTGATTTTTGATTAGATAACGAACTAACTTTTCAGCAGTATCATTATTATTTTGATTTGATGGATTAGAAACTCTTGCCGCATAAGCGACTTGTTCTAATAAATTACCAGTATTACCTTGCGAGTAATTAATTAATTTCACTTCATTCATTTAGTTAAGCCTAACATAGGACGTTTATCGAATTTGCAGTCTGTGTATGGACCATTAGCATCGACATAATGTAAAAAGGCTTGTATTTGCCTTTTGCCAGTATACCGTTCACGCCAATGATTCAACTCAGTCCCATTATACACTATCATGTCGCCTGGTGCAAGGTAAACT